TGCAAAGCAAGCTTGATGGATTCGATGTCGTGGCGGTAGTTCGCCCATATGATGACCTTGCCTGATGTCTCTTCGACCACGGACATCATTTCAGTGACCCTGTTTGTTGGGATGTTGATCTCTGTCCCGTCGTCAAGCTTTGAGTGACCACAGGTGATCTGATGCAGCCTCATCAACTGAGTCAGGGCGTTGACTGTCGTCGTCATGCCTTGATCGAATAGCGCCAAGGCCATTGTCTTCATGTCGTTGTAAGCCTGTAGCTGCTCGGGCGTCAGCACTACTTCGCGCTTGATAAAGACCTTTGGTGGCAGATCTAAGCATTCTTCTTTGGTCACGCGATAGCTAAATCGATCAAGCTTCTCTTTAAGCTCATCAAGCTTTCTATAACCAACGATTTTCTTAAAGCTGTGCGAACCCATCTGTTGCTCTATGACGATGGCATACCGTGCTCGGAACGAGTAAAAGCTAGGCGCATCGAGGCACTCCTCTGACAGAAAAGCACACTGCTGATACAGATCCATAGGGCTCCGAGTCACGGGCGACCCTGTCATGATCCGTCGATACAACGCCTGCTGACCGACCTTTAACACATTCTTTGCACGCTTGGCGGTCGGCGTTTTGATCGTCGTGCTCTCGTCAATCGCCATAAAGCACTTGGTGTACATTGCAAAACGCTTGGCGTACTCCATACCTTTTTTCGTGGACAGAGCCTCCACGTTCATGACAAGGATCTTTAAATCGTCGGACACGTCCCACAGTTTTTCTAGGCCAATCTTCTCGGCCTTGCGCGGGTTAGGTGTCCACAGCGCCGTGCGATGTAGGATATGGTCAGGCAAATGCTTTGGCAGTTCTTGATCGACCCAATTCCTGTACACGCCTTTCGGCGCGATGATAAGCGCTGAGTTAACTTTGCCCACGTCATAAAGCATAGCGATATTATTAATCACCATGAAACTTTTGCCAGTACCCATGTCAGCAAACAACGCAGCTACAGGCTTTTTCCAGAACCTTTCCAGATACTTACGCTGATGGTCAAAGGGCTTATTTTTAAACGCATAACGCTCAAGCCAGATGTCTTCCATTTTTTTCTCCTTTCTATGCAAAGCGACTTGCAGCCGCTGAGAAGTTCATTGTACACTGCTTGTTCGCTTTTGCGAAACCTAAAGAAAGGAGAATGAAGTGCCAAAAGTTTTTGTTGTCTCTGAAAGTCCGAAACACAACATCGCGCCCGCATTAGATTATGGCGAGATAGAAGTGGTTCTGCCTCCGTCGCAGTCTCAAATTATATTCTCGTCCGCGCCTACCGTGTCACGGATCAAGCGTGTGCTAGAAAAGTTTAGCGACGATGACTACCTGTTATTTATTGGTGACCCGACGGCTATTGCAATACTTGCAACCGTAGCGGCTGCTAAGAATAGTGGAAGGTTTAAGTGCCTGAAGTGGGACAAACAAGAAAGGCGTTATCTCCCGATCCAGATTGATATATTCCCGCACCGAGGAGGTGATGATGATTGACTTTGAAACAGACGCAAGTGCGCTAATTATTAACGACGACGAGATTAAAGGTATAGCAGCCTTAGCTAAAAGAGCTAAAGTTCTGCAGACCGAAGTCGAAGAATTGGAAGAAGTCATTAAAGAGCGCAAGGATCAGTTTAGAAAGTTGACTGAGCAGGCGATACCTGAAGCCCTTGCGGAGACAGGCATGAAGGCGTTCATGATGGACGATGGATCTAAGGTCGAGGTTAAAGATTTCTATTCCGCTAGTATTTCTGCAGCTCGTAAAGCCGAGGCTTTTCAGTGGCTTAGAGATCACGGCATGGATGACATCATAAAGAACACAGTCTCTGTCCGATTTGGACGTGGCGAAGACGAGCTTTGTTCTCGTCTACTTAGTCTACTTGGTACGCAAGGCTATCCTGTCGAGCAGGCCGAGAAGGTAGAACCCATGACTTTAAAAGCATGGGTCAAGGAGCAGGTCGAACGGGGAAATGAATTCCCAACGGAACTTTTTGGCGCGTACATCGGTCAAAAGGCAATTATAAAATCTTAATCGAAAATAGGAAATAGCATCATGGCTAAAGCAGAAACAACTGAAGTAGCAAAGAAAGACGAGAACACCGCAGTAGCGTTAAGTCTGAGTTTTGAGCAAGACGAAAGCGGCTTTGAAGATATGGGTCAAGACGATCTTGCCCTGCCCTTCTTACGCATTCTTACTAACATGTCCCCTGAGATTGGTGAGGTAGATGGGGCAAGTCCCGGTATGATTTACAACTCAGTCACAGGTGAGTTGTTTGACGGTAAGGCAGGAATTCAAGTTATCCCATGCGCCTATGTACGTCAGTACATTGAGTGGGCACCTCGAGGTCAAGGCAGTGGCGGACCAGTAAACATTTTCCCTGCAACGTCTGACGTTTTGAGTCGCACTCACAGGGAGCCTGGTGACAATAAAGACTACCTTGACAACGGCAACTACATCGAAAACTCAGCACAACATTTTGTGATGATGGTAGATCAACACGGCGTTCCAAGTCCTGCACTAATCGTGATGAAGTCTACGCAGCTTAAAAAAAGCCGCAAGTGGAACAGCATGATGCAGTCTGTAAAAATGAAAGGTGCCAACGGTTTATTTACTCCGCCAATGTTTAGCCAGATATATAGGCTAACGATTATGAGCGAGTCTAACGACAAGGGTAAGTGGCACGGTTGGGAAATTGAAAAGGTCGGTCAGGTTGATGATGCGGGCGTTTACGGTATGGCTAAAGATTTTGCTGCAAGCATTAAGGCAGGTGAAGTAAAGGCTAAACCACCGCAAGACGAAAATGCAAAAGAAGAAGGGACAACCCACAACATTTTCTAGCATCAAAGCCCAGTGGCAACACTGGGCTTTTTACCTGAGAAAGAAGAATGGAAAAGCTTGAGAAGTTCATGTCCATATTTGAGGGGTTAGACTCCGCATACGGGACATATAAAGTTAATGGTCAAAATGAAAAAGGGAAGAGCACAGGAAAAGCTTCTGTGGTGCGCCAACCTCCGACCAAGGATCTTTGGCAAAAGCATTTTGATGGTATTGATCCTTCACTAGGGATTATCCCTATCCGTTCAGACAACTCTTGCACTTGGGGTGCAATAGATGTTGATACTTACCCTTTAGACCACGCTAGAATTATAGATAATGTAAAGAAGCTTGGGCTTCCCTTAGTCCTTTTCCGAAGTAAATCGGGAGGGGCGCACATCTATTGTTTTACTAAAAAACCTATACCTGCAGGGACTATGCAGAAATACCTGACCGCTTGTGCAGGTCTACTGGGCGAAGCAGGAAGAGAGATATTTCCTAAACAGTCAGAGATACTGATTGAGCGTGGAGACACGGGCAACTATCTTAATCTGCCTTACTTTGGCGGAGAGAAAACTTTACGCTACGCATTCAAAGAGAACGGCGAGAGCGCGACTCTTGAAGAGTTCTTTTCTTTGTACAAAGAGAAAGTTCAAGACGATTTAGTTTTTCCTCAAGCTTCTCCAAAACCTGACACGCCAGTAAAGGATGGTCCACCGTGCTTACAGGCTCTTTGCGCCCAAGGGTTTCCCGAAGGGTCTCGCAATAACGGCATGTTTTCTATTGGTCTTTACCTTAAAAAAGCATTTCCTTTAGGTTGGGAAAACAAACTACTAGAGTACAACCACAAATATTTTAACCCTCCTCTTGGTCTTCAAGAGCTAGGGATTATCCAGAAACAACTAGAGCGAAAAGACTACCGTTATAAGTGCAAAGACGATCCAATCAAAAGCTTTTGCAACCCTTCGTTATGCCGACAACGCAAGCACGGCATTGGTGGCGATGGCCCCGGTAGCCCACAGTTATCATCATTAAGTAAGTACGCTTCGGAACCGCCCCTGTGGTTCCTTGATGTGAATGGCAAGCGCATCGAGTTAGAGACGGAGAATCTTTTTAATCAACTGCTGTTCCAAAAGTCATGTATGGAACGACTCAACATCCTGCCTCCTACTGTTAAAAAGACTGATTGGGAGCAACTGATTAATGAGCTGCTGTCAGAGATGGTAGAACTCGAACAGATAACCGAGGCATCTACTGACACTACCATTCGAGGTAGGTTTAGTGAGCTAGTGGAGGAGTTTACTACTCATTTGCAGCAAGGTATGGACAGAGACGAAATCCTAATGGGCAGAGTCTGGACAGACGAAGACAGCAGGGTAGTGTACCTGAGAATAAAAGATTTAGAGGCTCATTTAAGAAGAAACAACTTCGGCTTGATGTCTGCCCCAAAGATGGCGCAAAGACTGAGAGAGCTTGGAGGTGAGCCGTGCAGTCTAATGCTTAAAGGGAGATCAACACGGGTATGGAAGCTTCCTGTTTTTGGAAAGCAGGACAGCCCTTTTGATACGCCTATAGCAAGTGACCGAGTTCCGTTTTGATCACCAAAGTGTTTGGTCCACCAGGTTCTGGTAAGACTACGTTCTTGCTGAACATTGTGGAACAAGAATTAGCCGCAGGGACTAGCCCAATGAACATTGGGTATTTTGCGTTTACGCGCAAGGCTGCAACTGAAGCTCGTGACCGAGGGGTACAGAAGTTTCCACACCTCGATGCTAAAGCCGACTTCCCTTGGTTCCGTACACTACACAGCTTGGCTTACCACTGTTTAGGTGTCGGCAATAAAGACCTAATGTCAGGCACAGACTACGCTGTCTTTGCTAAAGAGACAGGGCTAAAGGTTAGCGCGAATGTTGAGACGGGCGAGGACTTCATAGTACAAGCCGACAATGCCATCCTTAACGAGATCAACATTGCTAGAATTCGCAGTGTGGATTTGCGTACACACTATAATAAAAGCGATATGGAAATTGAATGGTTTCATTTTGAGTTTGTAGAGCGAGCTTACCGCAGGTTTAAAGCCGCTAACATGCTGATGGACTTCACGGATTTGCTTGAACGCTTGGTGGAACAGCCAGAGAGACTGCCCTCACTTGAGGTGCTTATTGTCGATGAGGCGCAGGACATGTCGCGCTTGCAATGGAAATTAGTCAAAGCCTTAGAAGAAAAGGCTACTCGGACGCATATTGCAGGGGATGACGACCAAGCAGTGTTCAACTGGGCGGGAGCCGATGTCCAATCTTTCCTATCTCATTTGGGCGATGTCAAGGTACTTAAACACAGTTATAGAGTACCTGCGAAAGTTCACGCATTGGCAGACACCATAGTCAACAGGATACAAAACAGGCAAGAAAAGATTTGGTCTCCTCGGAGTGAGCAGGGGGAGATAAACTACTACAATCAGTTTGAGCAGGTAGACATAAGCAGTGGCGAGTGGCTCATCATGGCTTCCACAAACTACATGCTTAACGACATACACACTTGGATCAAGAACCAAGGTCTACTCTTCGAGCGCCAAGGACAACGGTCAATCGCTGACTCGGTCGTTGCAGCAGTAGTGGGTTGGGAAAGACTGAGAAAGGGTATGGATATTGACTACGAGGCACTTCAAAAGGTTTACAAAAACCTCCCTGCTGAGTCGGTGAAGAGAGGGTTTAAGTCTTTACGCACCGCCGAGCCTGATAAAATGTATTCTATGCAGACCTTAAAAGATAACCACGGACTTTTGACTGATGAAGTTTGGCATAAAGCACTTACTAAGATTGGAGAGGACAAGAGGGCGTACTTAATTTCTGTGCTGCGCCGTGGCATAAAACTTAGTGAGCAAGCCCCTATACAACTGTCCACGATCCACGGAGCCAAGGGCGGCGAAGCTGATAATGTTTTGTTGATGACAGACCTTAGTCCTCGCTTTGCTAAAGACTATGCAAGGAACGCCGATGACATTAATAGACTGCTTTATGTAGGCGTCACGCGCACTAGAAAAACACTGCACATTGTACTGCCCAAGAACGAACAGAAAGGATTTCGATTTTGAACTATTACAACGAGTACGATCCCTTTGCTGTTGCTTGGCTTCGGGAGTTAATTAAAGACGGTCTTATCCCTGATGGGATAGTAGATGAAAGGAGTATTATCGATGTCACACCAGAAGACCTCAAAGGATTCACCCAGTGCCATTTCTTCTGTGGCATCGGAGGATGGTCAAGAGCTTTGCAGATCGCAGGATGGAGCTCAGACCGACCTGTTTGGACAGGAAGTCCCCCTTGTCAGCCTTTCTCAAGCGCAGGAAATAAAAAAGGCAAAGACGACCTTAGACACCTCTGGCCTGTCTTCTTCAATCTCATCCGAGAGTGCAAACCTCCAACAATCTTTGGAGAACAGGTTGCGTCAGCAATTAGATTTGGATGGCTCGATGATCTACAAACTGACTTGGAAGCAGAAGGTTACGCCGCAGCGGCGGTCGTATTGCCATCTGGCGGCATCGGCGCTCCGCACAAAAGAGACAGGCTCTTCTTCGTGGCTGACTCCAACGACAAGCGATATGAACGGAGTGCGGGAGTTAGACGGGAAGCGAAGCGGGGGTCTGAACACACAAGTTCAGTCATCTTGGCCGACTCCAACAGCAGCAACAGGGGGAGCAAGCAAGAATCCAAACAACAAGCGCGGGATCAATGGGGGCAATCCAATGGCAACAGCCGCAGCAATGGTTCCGTGGCCGACTCCCTCGGTCAGGGACTACAAGGACACGGGCAATCTGGACAAGAGCAGGTTTCGCAAGAGCGGAAAGGAGAGGAACGACACAGTGCCGAGGGTGGCTTATGGCATAGCTCCGTGGGCGACGCCGAACACACTGGATCACATGGCGTTGAGGTCAGACGAAGCCCTGCTCAAGCAGTCAACGACCGTCAGGAAGGGGAGAACTTTTCCGAACAACTTGCGGGAGCAAGTCG